GCAGCTGACAAAGTTTCGACTAATGACGTATCATATTGTGTCGTGTCTGTAATTCTAGCTACATATAAAATTTTTACCGTAGTAGCATTGGTTAATATTTTTCTACCTTCTACTTTAAAATCAACATCATCTTTCATTTCAAAAGTTTTTAATACACGAATACAATCTGAAGGTAGGGTGTATTGATTAGTATATTCGTAGGCTGGTTTGTCAGTATCTTGTGCCAGGGTAACTCTTTTTAATAAACAGTTCCAAGGATGCTCACGAAATACTTTATCACGGACCATATCGTATCTTTGGTTTAGAACTCGTGCATTCTTTGAGTCTTCCGTTAATGCTAAGATGGTTGAAGCTCCTAATTGATTTAAAGCTCCATTACATATTCCAACTTGTGATGTCATAAATTTCCTTAATAATATTGAATTATAAGGACAGCCGTATAACGACTGCCCTTATAGTTTTAGTGTCTAGTTAACAACATATAAAATGTTGAAAGACATATCACCAGCAGTACCACCAGCAGCTTGCATAGTTGCAGCTACATAGTAATATGAACCTGGATCTGTGCTATCACCAGCCAGCTCGTGCATTTTCTGCCCAGCTGTGTTGATGTTTGCAGCTTCAAAACGAACATCTGCCATTGCACCAGCGTCAGCTACTGCACTTGCAAATACATCTTCGTCTTTAACTACTCCAGCACTTGTGTAAATTCCAACATTGAAAGTACACGATCCACCTAGCGTATCTGAACCAATAAATAGTTGAGATACAACAGCGTTACTTGGAATTGGTGCAAGCATAACAATATCATTGTCATCACTGTCACCAGCTGCAAGAGCTATAGTGCCTTGTGCTACACGAACAACGCCATGTAGAAGGCTAGCACTGTTTGCTACCTGAGGTAAGGCTTCAAAGTTAGCCACTAAAGTTGAGTTTTTAGTACCCATAATTTATTCTCCTAACTATTATTCGTTACACGGAATTTGGAAAACTTTGTTTTCTTCCATTCGAGTTGCACCAATAGACATGCAAGTGTACACTTGTGTAGCATACGATTTGTCAGGTCTAACATCAATCTTAGCAGTAATATCTTTACCTACGCCAAGTTTGATAGCATCTTGTGTGAAAGCAAAGATTTTTCTATCATCCGTGTTAGTTGCATCAAGACCTAATCTATTTGACATGATGAATTTGAAACCCATGAAGGTATCAACGTCACCCTGAACTAGAGCCTTGACTGTGTTAAAATCACTAGAAGTTATTTGGGTAGTACCAAGCAGATCACTCATCTGCGTAGCACCAGCTACAATAAATCTAGGAATTGAAGGGTCTACATCATTTAAATCAAAGAATTTTTTTGCAGCTATTAATTTAGCTACAGTTAATCCATCTGATTGATCTGATGTTGCAAACTTACTGCCTGAAGGTAGGGCAACAGCTGTTCCCCCAGTTTCACCAGTGTCTGCCGATCCACCCAAAGCAGTAATGATAACATCATCCATAGCTCGTCCCATTGCAGCAGCAGCAGCTTTTGCATAAGAAGAAGTTGGATCTATTAACATTCTTACTTTGTCTTGATCGTCTATTAGGTCAGCCCATTCGTAATCGGCTAAACTAACTCTACGTCTTGCATGTGGTGTATCAATCTGTGGAGTGTCAGCATGTCTTGACGTTCTTTGAATAGCAGCTGTTACGCCAACTTGGTCAAAAAATGCATTCTTTCCAGTGATTGTTTCCACATCAACAGCTGAACGCAAACGGCTTCCCATTTGCTGTGCCAGCATAGCTACGTTTGAAGAATATTGTTCTACAAACGAAGTTGTGATTTCTGAACTCATTATAAGTCCTTTCGTGGTTTAAGTTAATAAAGGTTGATTACAGTCAATTATCCCGTGAGGGGTTGGCTTGCATTTTACACCTGGTAGGTGATGGGTCTTTCCCCATCGTCACTTAGAGCTGACTAGCAGTTGTTCTAAATATTTTAGCCATTAAGAACTTGTCTTAAGGCATAAACTTTTTGCACGGTAGCATCGTGTTGTGGATCTGATTTGTTCCAGTACGGACTAGTCGGTGCAGTTAAATTGTTAAGTTGATCTTGGACACCAGCGTTACTTGTAACAGAGTCTTTATCTCCCACAAGCGTATCTTCTGACATCACCATAGCTAATTTTGCTAACCCTTTTATCAAGGTAGCATTATCACCTAGCATAGAACCATCTGCCATTTGCAGTTGGAACGCATCTTCACCTAAGTATTGTTTACCTATTTGTGATGCTTTAGATAAGTTGTCATCATAACTACGACCCCATTCTTCACGCAGCTCACGAGAGCTTTGTTCTTGGGCTAGCACACCAGCATTACTTTGTTCGTTTAAAGTTTGTGTGCTGATGTTGTTATAATAATCTAAAATGCCTTGAGCTTGTTGTGGTGATAACCCATGCTTATGTGCTGCATCTTTAAACGATGCAAACAGTTGGTCATCGACAACTTCACCTTCTTCTAAGGCTAGTTCTAAATTATATTCATCTGGTGTCGATGGTCTACCAAGTTTATTGTAAATATCATTCCACTCATCTTCAGTAGTATTTACTCCTGGCACTACCATCTTATCTTTGCCGATCATTGATTCAGCATTGATGTAGCTTTTAGCTAATGTTGATACGTCACTAAATTTTTCTAATGAAGTATTACCTTTTATATCGTCTGGTAAACTGTCACGCCAACTAACTTCTGTAGTTGGAGTTTCTGTTGCAGTTGGCTCAGACGGTTGGCTTTGTTGTTCGACAGCCGTTACCTGATCTTCTGACATAGTGTTCTCCTTATGTTATGATTAAATAAATTATGATTATGGCTACTATTACGCTAGCAGCTTTCCATTTAGATTTTAAAGATAGCCATAGTTCTCGTGCTTTTTTTATATAATTTAAAATTTCCATTATATTTTCCTATTCATCATTTGGGTTATAAATAATATTGCAGCTCGTTGTCCTTCATTAAATGCACTTTCATGGGCATCACCTTTAACATTTGTCGTGTTAAACATGTGACATCGATTTTGCAAATCAATTAATACTCTTGCACCATTCTCAGTACCAAAAGTAGTTTTGTAATCAGTTACTATCTGATTAATCTTTTCTTGTTGATCTTCTTGGTTAGGATTTTGTTGCTCATCCACCATAGTTTTCTCCTTATTGTATAGCCTTCACCATCGGAGCAGCTGCACCAGCTGCTTCAGCTTGTTGCATTTGTTGCTCTTGTTCAGCTTGGGCTTGTTGTTGTTGTTGTCGTTCATTTCTTAGTTGTTGAACCTGGGCATCTGATTTCATAACGGCAGCTGGTAAGCCTAGTACTTTTTGTACATACTTAGCCAAGCCATCAGTATCTAGATAATCTAACACTGGAGCAAACTGTGACATAGCTCCAAAGATTTCAACGCCACGCATAACAGTATTTAAGTCACCAGATTTTTGGGCTTTGGCAAGTGGACTAACATATTCGATCTCCACATCTTGTTGAGCTAGTATTTCTGGTGCTGGTCTAAATACACCTTGACGTTCTAATATTTTATAAACTCGTTCTATTAATGGTTGTAATAACTCTGACTGTAATCGACCTAACACTGGTCCAAGCAATCTCATTTTTTCTTCGTTACGTTGTAGAACTTCAGTAGCCGTCATGTTGCCACCTTGTGAAGTTAACAGCTGATCAACATAAAATGTTTTTTGTACTGCCAGCTGACGGTCTTGAATCATATTTAGTGTTATTGGATTGTTTGCTCCAATGTTCAATGGTTCAATTCGATCACGACTACCTGAACGATAAAAGTTTAAGCCACCAGGTACAGTTCTTATTGGTAACATAAAACCATCATCAGGTATCATTAACGGTGGATCAATTTGTTTTTGTCCAGCTTTGATAGCAACCTCTGACATTTTGTTAAGCATCTTAACATCAGGTAAAGCATTCATTGATGGTGAACGACCATAGATCTCATAACTAGCTTTAAGGTATCTTGGCACAACATAAGGGAACTCACGGAAGCCACCCTCACTAATCATGTGAACGTCATTAGGATCTAAGTAACAAGATTTAAACGGCATGTTTTGTGCATCTTGTTTAGATTCGTCATAGCCATCTCGTGGCATAACCACATGTAATAAATCTACATCTGCATACACATCTTGTTTAAATTTATTTAAGATGGCAGCACCAACATTGTTTTCACCAAACAGTTTAACTGCAGCTCGTGCTGATATGGTAAATAATCTAAAGACCGTATCTACTTGTCCTTTTTCGTTTTCGGCAACGTATATTTCTTTAATGTGTCTAGTATTAAAACGTACCATGCTTTTTTCATCGGCTGATACAAACATAGCTGATGTACCAAACGATATTAAATCTTGATACAGTTCTTGTACTTCTTGTTGAAAGTTGGATCGGTTAAATGCCGTGTACATATCTTCAGTAACACTGTCTAACCACTCTTGAGCTTCGTCATCTTGGGATAGTTCACTATCTTTAAAAGCTAATGTAAACCACGGTGACGCTGCATTGGTTAACATACCATGCAAACTAGAACCTAATAATTCAAGTGCGTGGATGGCAGTGCCATCAAAAATTACTTGGTTTCTTTTATCTCCACGAGTCCGTTGTTGCGTAATGTCAGCTTTGCGTGGTAGCATGTAATCAGCAATTTCTTGCCAATGACTTTCCCACGTTGACCTAGTAGTTTTAAGTGTAGAAAATCTATCTACGAGCATTGCTGCGTTTTTATCTTGCATATAATTAACCTAGAAGGGTTGGAGTATAAACGGTTGCACTACCACCAAGACCAGTTGAACTAGTATTGATTAATGACTTACGACCTTTTTTCTTACGCTGTACGGCTTGAGCTGTTTCTTCAGTTTCTGTTGGTGTTTCATCAACTGGTAAAGGATCAGACACAACTGGATCTGGAGTAGGTGTTGGTTCAGGTTTAAAAGGACCACTTTCTATTGGTCCAGGTTGAACTGGTATTCCAATTTGTGGACCATCTTCTATTGGTGTTGGTGTTGGATCTGTAACCATTGGTGGCTCAACTGGCTCTGGTTCAACCACTGCTGGTGGTGTTGGTACAAAAGGTTCTACCACTTCTTTAGGTATTATTTTTTTGATTAATTTTTTAGCTTTGCCCATTTATTTTCTCCATTGATAGGGTAATTGAATTGCAACTGTTTGGTCATCTTGGCGTGACCAGCCAATGCGTTCATATAGTTTTATAAGATCAGCGTCTATTTCATCTGTTTGCAACGCAACAGCTCCAAGCTGATAACTCATTTGATAAAATTTATTTACCGTGTGCCTGGTAAACACACGACCTTGATGTTTTGGTGCTACACACATATGCGTAACAAAATTGTTATTATCTTCTGCTAGTTCATACAACCACACATAACCTAAAGTTGCGTCTTGTTTTACCAGTTTAAAGATGTAAGCATAAATTAAATTATCTTTATGCTCAGGTAGATACTTAAAATTTTCATCTGTTAAGAAAGCTAGTAAAGCATCAGGGTCTTGACTTGGTTCTATATCAAGCACTCTGCTTGTTTTTATTAGCAAAACTTCTAGCAGACGCTACTGAACCAAAACCCCATTTCTTTAGAGCTAAGGCTTTACGAGTTGGACTACCATCAGGTTTCTTCATTGGTCCTTTCATGCCAGCAAAACGTGCAGCAAAAGATACTCGTCTAGGGTTAGTACCTGTGTTAACTGGAGCTTTCACTCCATGATGTTTTCTACCAGCAGCATTAAGACCACCTGATGGACTTTGGTGTTTCTTTAACGCCATTTAACCCATCAAAGTTTTCTTTTTAGTTTTTTTCTTTTTTCTTTTCATTGGTGGTCTACCTTTAGTAGAGCCATATGTTCCAGGACCGTAAGGCATAATGTTATCCTAATAATGTTTGTTTTTTTGGTTTTTGTTTTTGTTTGTTTCTTAACATAGCAAGGTCTTGAGCATCTACTCTGTTATTATTGTTAACATCAATCTTTTTTTGCTTACCTTTTAATTTAT